TATTTTAGTATCTGAAGATGCAGGATCAGGAGCTAACATAACAGTTACATTAGTTGACTCAGCTAGTGCTATATTTAGTTTATTTAAAACTAAAGCCATAGCTTCTAATGCAACAACAGAGTTGTTAACTCAACCTCTTGTTATGGAAGAAAGCGAGATACTAAAAGTACAAGCTAGTGATGCAAATGAGCTGCACGTCATAGCTTCAATATTAGAAATACAGCCAAGAGAGGTAACAACGTAATGCAAACAATACAACCGGAAAAAATAATAACAACAATCTCTAACCTAAAAACAGGAGAGGTATATAAATCAGAAGACGACTGGAAAGCAAAAGGAGTGCCAGAAGCAGAGATTAGGAGAGATATAAAAGTAATTATGCCTTCTCTTGATTTACTAGGAAAAACAAAATAGAACGATATTATGGGATTAAGAAAACTTAAAGACATAGGAAAAAAGGTACTTGGAGGAGCTAAAAAAGTAGTTAGGAAAGTAGTTCCTAAAGAAGTATCAGGTATTATGACTGCTGCAGCACCTTTTGTTGCACCTTATAGTTTACCAGCAGCAGCTGCTCTATCTATAGGTGGTCAGCTAAGAACAGGTCAAGGTAGAATTAATCCTATACTTACAGGAGCATCATTATTACCTGGTATTAGATTTGCAGGTGGAGATGGGTTAGGAGCTTTTAGACCTACAGGGTTTACTAGATTTGGACCACAAGATTTTGGTAGTGGTATTTCAGCAAGACAATTATTACTTGGTGGACCTGACGCAACGGGTAAACTTGGAAAGTTTGGTGATACAGCGGAAAGATTTTTATTTGGCAGAGAAGGAGTTGAGGGTGGTAGTGTATTTGATACAGAGGGAAGATTTGAGGGAGTATTTGAAGGTGTAAAGCCAACACAAGGCGTATTAGGATTTGGTGGTGAGTTTGGAACTGGTGGTAGTTTAATAAGCACCATGAAAGATGGAGCACCAGTAATATCCAAAATAAAAGTAGGAGCGGCCGTAGCAGCAGGTTTATCATTAACACAAACACAACAACAGATAGAAGAAGAGGGTGAAGATGTAGGATTATCTTCATCTGAAATAGCTCGATTACAAGCAGAAGCAGCTGAAATGTGGAAAGATTTTGACACTACAGCATTTAGACCAAACGTAAAAGACGGTGGTTTAATGAGAGTTAAACTTAGTGAAGGCACACCAAAACCAAGAGGATTGTCAGCATTAATGGGCGGTGTTTTGAAAGATATTGAAAAAGAAAAAGAACCTGAATACTATGATTATTTTAAAGATATAAGTTCAGAGCCTACTTTTGTAATGCCAGAAGGTTCTAATGAAAGAGCTGATTTAAATGAAGTAATGTACATGGGTGATAATGATATGATTAAAGCCGAACAAATTGTTGATAAAAAAGCTTTCGACAAGATATATAAAGAAGCTTTAGAAATTGTAAAAGACAATGACGAGGCAAATAAATATTTTTTAAGTTTAGTAAATAATAAAAATTTAGATATTTCTGCTATAGATGCTTATTATAGTGTAATTAAAAAATTTGGAGACAAAAGAGTTAATAGAAGAGAAGGCAGTGAAGGTAATGAGTTACCGCCTGACCCAACAACACCTGTAAATCCTTTTAAACCAAAACCAATTGGACCTGTATTACCAAACAAAGCAAAAATTACAGCAGAAATGATGGCTCAAGAATACTTTGGCATGTCTTTCAATGACTTATCACCAACACAACAACAAGGTATTTTAGACCTTATAGGTGCAAGTAAGCCACAAGTTAAACAAGGGGGTCTAATGAGATCTAATTTTGCTCTCGGCACAAAACCAACAAAAGAAGAA